TATAGAGACGATATGAACAGTTTGTAAGGTTCACCCTATTGGTAAATGAAGACCGTCTTATATTTGAGTTTGAGATATATATAAAACACCACAAGAAATAATAGCAAATTTACTTTAGTAACCAACAACCATAATGACAGAACTTAAAACCGAGAATGGAGAATCTATCCATAAATCAAGCCCAATGTCTCCGATACTAAAAGAGATGGCTGATTATTTCCTAGAGATAGATGCTACAGAAGACGAAAACGGTATACCAATATCATACTACATAGACTATACAGATGAGGATGTTATGAACGCAGTCCATATATTCGCTTCTGTATTATGAACAAAATTTAACAAAAGTTGAAATAGTAGTATAGCTAAAGCCCATATATTTTGACAAACTATTCATAAGTTTGTACTGCACCACACAGGTGTAGACACTATGAAAGCATCCTAGCTATTATCGAGGATGCTAACAATTACTACTTGCAATCAATTACTAAATAAATATACTACCTATATGTGAAAAGCACATAACATAAATCATAGAGATCAGCTCAACTACAAACTATGCTTAGATATTCTATGTGAGTTTATCCATCAAGACGATAAACGAGATGATGAGGAAAACAATATACTAACTACCCAAGAATACACAGTATATGATTTCCAAGTCTGGTTATGAAAGAAGATAGGCAACTGGAAGATATAAATTTTTAACAATTAATTATAAACTAATGGCTAGACTACTAATCTTAGATGAAGCAAAAGTAATAGAGATCCAAGAACCTCTACCAGATGGAGATTATGAAATATCAATAGACGAAAAACGACAGATGTGTTATTCTCCTAAAGACAACGCATTCTACCAACACCAAGAATGACCAAGTAACAAAGAGATACAAACAAGGACTAAAGAACTGACTGAGATGGAAGATAAAGAGGAAGCAGAGAAACAATTCCAAGAAGCAAAGGCAGAGTGGAAAGAAAGAAGCAAGAAAGTAAAATACAAGATACTATTAGATGGAAAAGATTTTACTGAAAGAATAAAACAATATCTACAAGACTACCCAACACATAAAGAATATCTTTAATACCATACAAACAGTATGACTAAAGAAAACATACCAAAGAAAAGAAAACTAACAGACAAACAAAAAGCATTTGTCCATAAGATAGCTATAGAGAAGAAGACAGGCACTCAAGCAGCTATGGAAGCATACAACATAGGAGGGAAACATGGAACAACTGATGCCTACAATGTAGCACACAGCATAGCAAGTGAGAACTTACAGAAACCTGCAATCAGCTCTGCTTTAGATGATCTTGCTGATAAAGCTAAGAGTATATTAGATAGAGTATTAGATTGAGAGACGATAAACAACCAAGATGTAAAACCAAAAGATGTAATCAATGTGAGTAAGTATATCCATGACAAAGTACATGGGAAAGCAATACAGATAATCAAACAGGATGCAGTAAACTACAATGTAGATATAAGTAGCTTATCAGATGATGAATTGATCGAGTTATCTAAAACACTTGCAAAGTAAAATAAATAGCTATACTGTTGAATAGGAACAATCCAAACGGAACTCCTGCATTTATATAGATGTAGGTAATATGAGTACATTGGCTAGTCTTATAACATTAACGAGAGAATATATAAAGATAGATCCTAACGCTAGGGTTTTTTCTGATACTACTCTGACTAATTTCATAAGTAGAGCATATTTCCAACTCCAGAAAGATGGTAGCCATAGATGGAGAGAGTGTGTAGCTGATACAGATATAGCAACAGCAGCAGGACAACAGGACTATCCATTGCCTGCTGATTTCTTGAAAGCTGATCTTGTTAGATACAATAACCAATGGCTATCAACAACAGACAAAAGGAAGATCAATATCATACAAGGTAACAACACAACAGGAACACCAAACGCATACTATATATATGGTGCTAATCTAGGTATGTATCCAACACCAAACACAACAGGAACGATAGCGTTCTCTTACTTCAAGAGATTGCCTACTATAACAGCTAGTATCGATAGTTTGTTCCCTGTAGATTTTGATGATGCTATAGCATTGTATGCTGCATACATAGCGTTTAAGAGTGTAAATAAGATGGATATGGCAGCAGCTAGTCTATCAGACTATGGGGCAGTACTAGGTACATTATTGGCTAGCTATATATATGATGACACAAGCGTATGATTTAGTTACCAGAGAGCAGGAGGAACAGCAAGCGAAACAAGTTCGTCTAATTTATATAGATAATTATCTATGGCTCAAAGACCGTTGTCGATTAAAGATTTTAGAGGAGGGCTGAACCTCACACAAGATACATCTATCGATGATAACCAATTTACTATACTAAAGAATTTCTATTACAATAGTAGCCAACAACTAGAAACAAGAAGATGATACGAAACATTTGGGAACGCTATAGGTGCTGATCCAATCACTTCATACCATTTCTTCCAAAGAGATGATAACCTAACAACCCAAGCATTGTGTACTACTGGAACACAGATGTATAAATACAATGAGTGAACGACGACACGGGATAGTATCAAGACAGGACTAACACAGTTTGAAACAATACCAGAGCTAACCACCCATAGAACTAGATGGGATTTTGCTGTATACAAAAACATAGTCTATCTATGTAACGGAGTAGATACTTACGCAAGCTATGACTGAACAACCTATACAGAGGTAGGCATATCATCAGTTGGTACTGTTACATTTACTAACGCAACAGATTTGGTTAATAGAACGGCACATTGATTGGTAGCAGGCGATGAGGTAAGGTTTACAACAGCTGGTACTATGCCAGTATGATTGGTCGTTACTCAGTTCTATTATGTTATAAATGCTAACGCAAACGATTTCCAAGTGAGTGTGACTAAATGATGAAGTGCTGTAGCTTTCACAACAGATGGATCAGGAACTATAACAGCAAGCAAGATAACAGAACCAAGAATAAGATATGTTAGTTATCTATGAGACAGATTGTTTGGTGCTTGAGATGATGGTAACCCAATAAGTCTATACTATACTAACGCAGCACCTGCTGATTGAACTAACATCAACCAAAATGTTGTTGTTGTCGGTTGAGATGAGAACGGAAGAATAAATTGATTAACAGAACTAGGAAACATAATCCTAGCATACAAAGATCAGAAAGTATATAGTGTTGATGTAGCTAACACAGTAGCACAAGCGATAGACGCACACAATGGTGGATACGCTGACAGAACGATAGCTAATGTAGCAAACGCTATAGTATATTTTACTGATAAAGGGATAGACACACTCCAGAATAGAACAGGAGTGACTGGATCACAGGCTTTAGAGAGTAAACCACTAGGGGATAATGTAAGAGCATTGACTGATAAAGTCCAAGAGTTCCAATTCAATTCAGGAACAGCGTGGTATAACAAAGCATACAATAACTACTACATAAGTTTTGATACAGATGACAACAATATCCCAGACACCACCTTAGTCTATAGTACGCTAACGAAAGGTTGGAGTGAGTATACCTATCCACCACTATACGACTATGGATACTATATAAACAGCGACCAAGAATATCAATATCTATTTGCTAGTGCAGTGACTGGTCAGATGTATAGAATGGAGTATGGGTTTACTGATGACGGTGTATCTATTCCATACGAACTAGAAACAAAAAGGTATGACTTTGGTACTCCTTGACTTAATAAAACATATGACTATATAGATGTTATAGGGTACGCATCATTGGGTACAGAGATAGAGATACAAGCTAAAGTAGATTGAGGGGTAGTAGCATCAAGTTTCATCACAAACGCTAACCTAGATATAGATAGTGTATCAAAGACATTGTGATCAGTGCCAATAGGAACACAATGATTGACAGGCGATAGTGAGGGGGAATGAATAGACTTGTATAGATATACCTTTAGACTACCAATGTATGCTATGGGTTGAGATATAAGTTTCAACATGAGTAGTGAATGAGGTGTATGGATATTGGAACAAGCAAGAGTGAGTAAAGACGATCAACCAGTAGAATTGTTTAATTACGCAAACATAGGATAATTTACTTCTAACAACTAACTATGGCTAATCTTAATAAGTATCCACTACAAGACGGATTTGAAACAACACTAGCACAGTCTTGGAATTGAGCAGTATGAACAATCTTTGTTAATAGCACACCATCATTTGTTTTCCCTAGTGGAGTAACTACTTATGTAGTAGTAAATCCTTGAAAGACTACACAACAGGTGGCAGAGATAAATGCTTACAACGCAGTATCTAATACACTAACAGCGTCTAATGTTACTATAGAGAAAGCAGCCGGAGTAAACTATAGTGCTACTACTCACGCAGTAGGTAGCAAAGTGATTATATCAGACAACTATCAGTTTTGGGCAGATATAGCAGCAGCTATAAATAGTAAAGTAAACAAAGATGAAGCTAGTATCATAGCAAATACAGTAGAATTACAGTTTGGATCAACAGCAGCAGCAATCTATACAGCTAACTCTTGAACAGATTTGACTTTCAAAGATTGAAGTAATCCAGCAGTAACGCTTTCTACTTTAGCTAGTGCAGGTTGAGCAGATACCAAAGTTAGTATCAGTGTAAACGATACAACACCAGCAGTATTGAACAGCAAACTAACAGCAGGAGATGGACTATCAAAAAGTATAATCAATCCAGCAGGTGACGAAACATTAGACCTAGATGTAGATACAAGCGATACAACTGTATTTGTAAAGACATCTAGTGGAGCAGGCGATGAAAACAAGTTGCCAGTATTAAACGCTAGTGGTAAAGTAGCTAGCTGATTTATCGATAACGCAACACTAACACCAGAGTCGTTGAATGATGTAGATACATATCGTTTATGAGAAGATGTAGTAGCTAGCAATAGTTTGTTTGTAGAAGATTGACCGACATTTGCTGAGAGTACAACAGTACAGAATGTATGAGATGTAGCAGCCAACACAAGAATTGCTATACCTATTTTTTGAAGTTGAGTAGCTGGGAGTACATTCAATCTAGCATTAAGGAAATTTGTATCTCCATCAGTAGA